TACGAGATAAAGGAATGTGACTGGAGTTCAGACGTGTGCTCTTCCGATCTAAAGAGTGTCATCATAACATTGTTCCCCATTGTTGAACATATGTTCACAGTGGACGAACACACATCAAACCACCTAACACTACATAATCTAACATGGTCTTAGTTAGTTATGTCTAACTGTGCACCATACAACCAACCTTACATAGTTCTAGTTAGTCTTGTCTAACACAACCAGTCTCACATGGTAATAGTTAGCCTAACCTAACACCATACGCGGACACAATCAACATGCGCTACACCACACAACAATGTTCCACGTGAAACAATGACCCACCAGGTCACGTAGTGGATTATGTGAAATTACAAAAACACTTGTATTCTAGAATACTTGTGCTATACTATAGGTGTAAAGAAAAGAGGGACAAAGAAAATGACACACGTTGAACAAAGATTTTATGGAACATGTACAAAAAAGAATTTATTATGGAAAGCTAACATGGTTAAAGAAAGGTTTAAACTATTAAGTTTGTGTAATGAGTGTTTGAGTTTAATGCGTTTTAAATGTTTGTTATATATGAATGTATTAAATGATGATGATTTGTTTTAAACAGAATGGGAGGAAATAAATAATATGACTAAAGAAAAATATAAAGAGCATATTCAAAAACAATATGATTATGTTTTAGAACAAGTTAACGGATGGCATGAGTTAATTAACGTGTTAAAATCTTTATCTGATTATATTAGTTATTGTATTGATATAACCGAGGATATCTATAACGATAAAGATATTGATTATCTATCTTATATTGAATTGAATGAAATGATTAATTACAAGCTTAGAGAAGTTTGTAGAATTGTAAAGAAAGGATAACTAAAATGGAATTTATGAAATTTGAACCAGGAAAAGAAAGACATTTATTTTTCTATAAAAATAAAATTATAGCAACTATTTGTGGTAAAGATGATTATTTTTTATTAGAAACTTATCCACCATTAATTCATGACCGTGTTGTATTACATACTAGAGATAAAGACGATGTTATACTAGAGGCTACACAATATTTATATGATGTGGCTCGTCAAACTGTTGATATATTTATTTCTTTAAGTGACTATAATATTGAGTATTATAAAGGTTTAGTTGATTTTATAGGTGAACTTGTTAATAAAAAATAGACCTAAAAGTGCTTTTAGTGAATTAATTAAAGGAGATTAGATATGAACAATTATACTAGTCTTAGTCGTTTGATTAATGAGTTAAATAGAACGCTTGGTATCACCAGTGATACTGAGCGTGAGAATTTAATTCAATCGTATTATAATCAAGGATTGATAAGTTATAGGCAATACTACCTTTTAAGGTCAAGTGTTGTTAAACATGAATACATTCACAACTATTTTATTCAAATGTACGGTGAGAATTGGTAGGTGATAAACATGAATAAAGAAATTAAAATTGAATTGGAATTTTATTTTGTTTGGGATGATATGATAGTACTAAAAACAAATTCATATCAAGATGCTTTAACTCTTGCAATTGAATATTTTAAGAAATATGGAGAAGGTCATAATTATAATTTGTATAGCGTAAATAAATATGATCTGAAAGAAACATTAAATTTAAAAGAGTGTTAACAATAACACTCTTTATTTTAATATTTACTCAATATATAACTTAATAGTCTTTTAGTCTCTTGGTTATTGTAATACACGCAACCATCACGATATGATCGTATTAATATATTCAATCTTTGGTCTTTACGCCAAAGTTTAGCGATCATCATATTTTCGCGGTTATTACTGCCAATAGAATAACAATATCCGTATTCTTTATTAATCTGTTGGTTTATATAAACATAACCTGTATTCATATCCATCCACACACCATAATAAATATCATCATAATATAATGTGCATAAATAATCACATACATTTGTTTTCTTTTTAATGAAATCGTTTGTATCATATGCAAACTTACCAGCGTTATACTCTCCGTATGTTGTTCCTGATATTAATTTATGAAATTTTGATTTTTCTTTATTTCCTTTTTTATAATCACTATGGCATATTTGTACGATAATTTGCTCGACGGATTCACTACCTTTAAATGTATTAAATTCTTTGTTTGGGTTGGGTGTGATACCAAAATAACTAAAATAAGGGTTAACAATGCTCGCGTTATTGGCTAGTAAATACACATGTCCTTCTCGTTGTCTGAAAATAGAGTCGATAATGTTTAATAAAATTTCAACTTCATTTGGGATGTAGGCATTGAATCCAGCTTTTTCGGGTATGAACTCGTCAACAATAATTGTATCTACATCTACATAACTTGTTGATTTTAAGCTAGCAAAAGATGTTAAAGATGTAGCGTAACCCATTTCGCAACCATTTATGTAAAAGGTGGTAAAATTGCTACCACCTGTTATTTTAAATTCATCATCCTTAAAGTTTTCAAATTGATCATTTAGAAATGTTTTGATTTTCTTAAGGTCCGTTTTGTACCTTCTAAGATAAAGAAATTGTTTTCCTTTTTTCTTATATCGACTAATACAGTCTTTTTTGAATCCATATGTCTTACCAATTCCACGACCACCAATAATAAAATTTAAAAACTTATTATATGATTTTATACTTGTTGGACTGTACCAATCTACTAGTTGTGTCATTTGAAAACTCCGTATGGCGTTGTATTGTAACCGCTAGCGTTTAATTCTCCGCAAGCCATCCAACGACGTGAGTTATCTGAACCTATCCAACTAATCCAGCAATAACCCTCGCGTTTAACGAATCCGTCATACATAACATGCATACCACTTGTATAATATAGTCCTGTATCTTTACCTTTTAAACTTGGTGCACGTCTAATTTTGATCGTACAATTTGGGTAGAAAGTTCCGATTTCTCGGTGGAAATCACTAGGGATATAGTTTAAAATATCCTCTGTAGTTTCATTTAATACCATAGCTTTAGGGATAAATACAGTAGAATACATAGCTGAATAAGGAAGTGTAATAATACTAAAACCTTCATTGTTTCCATGCTGATTTGTTCCGAAAAAACGTCCATATGAACCATTCACATCACTATCGAAAATTGCGATATGACTATAAGGTGTAACACCTGGTACAACTTTGAAAACAACAATTGCCCCTGGTTGTAGCTGTGTTGTTTCAATGCAATGTGTTAACATTCCATTTGTTTTTCTGTTTTCCCAAATGTCTTTTACATAACCACTACTTGTACAATTTGAACCACTAAAACCATTGTATTGACAATAGTCCATATAGCCATCCCAGCACTGGCAATCATAATAACCATCCTTATCAACTTTTTTACCCATCATCTTTTGTCTATAATTGTAGTATTTATTTGTATCAATATTCATATTAATTACCTCCTAAAAAATATTGAAAAATAATCCATATTCTTGTAACTCCGCGTACAATTCACTTTCAATTGTAATCACCGCACGTCTTGAACCTTGTAAAACTTCCGCTAACGTCTGTATACCAATGTTTCCTTTACGCTTAAAACTATACTCTTCATGCCCTGTCGTGTCATTTGCGCTATTAGGCTTAGAAATGGTTTTCGCGATATTGTTAACATAGTCATTTGTTTCAATATCTATACGTCCTTCCGGTGTGACAGAGTTTAGCGCTATATTTGTATCCTCTCCGCTGGATTGTGTTTTGCCTGTACTATCACGTGTATAAGTTTCCGTGTAGTTCGTGTTTGCGGTTGGGTCGTCCTGGTCTTGAAAAGGAATTGTTTTAAATAACGTATAATATCTATCCATATTGATTTCAAACCAATGTTGAAGTTCAAATTTCCAATACGCATAAGTTTCTTGCCCAATCTCGTCAAACCAAAAATGCTTTAAAATTCCTGTTTCTAGCGCTTTACGTTTTTCAAGATCATCATAAAATTTATAATTAAAATCAAAAATCTTTTTTCGTGCGATCTCTAACACTTCCATATCGTTTAATTTATATTGAGAGTCAATTAATTCTGTTAATGCTAAATTGTGACACACACCGCAAATTGTCTCTGTATTTTCAGCGAGCACCGGACTTTGCAAAGTCAATAAATAGTTAGGAACTTTTAATTTATTCATCATCGTCATCACCTTCTTTAACATCCAAATTTTTATTAATATTAAAATCTTTAATACTTGTGTTTGAATCTAATTCAAGTAATTTCATGATTTCCTCATAATCTTCATAAGGTGCGAATTCAACACTCGCATTTAATCCGAATTTTTTGTTTAATTCTTCAATGGCTTTTTTACGCTCGATTAACCATATATTTCTAGACGCAATAACCTGTTGGTTATTGGCGTTAACTTCATCCGAGACAAGTCTTTCTTTTTTATCCATATTCGCATTTTCAATACCTAAAAATGTCATACACTCACGCAAAATAGCTTGTTTCATTCCATGCAATTCATCCGCAATAAAAGGTGCGTTCGTTTGTAAAACATTAATATCTTCCGTTCTGAATCCTTTGGATGTAAAGATCGTTTGCACGCCTTGTAAAATCTTTTTCATAAAGACTTTAAATTGTTGTAACATTCTTTTATCTCCTGTAATGATGTACGGCGTCCATTGCATTGTTAAATTCTGATCCATTGTTTGACTCGTTAACGCTAATTTTTTCGCATAAAAATTTAAGTATGGGAATAATCCAACATATAAAGGACTGTTTTTCATAACTACACATTCGTCACTCGTTAGGGTTTTCTTAACAAGCGAACTAGTTGATACCGTATGATATTCGGTTGGTAGAGCATAATGGTTTAAACGACCACCTAGTGTGATCTCACTACATATCAAACCTAGCCTTTCATCATCATAAAAGCCAATGTAACCGCGTGTTTGTAAAACATACTCTAAATAGAATGTATTAATGGATTCGGGTAAACCTTTATATTTAAACATGTTTAAGCTCAACATTTGTAAATATGTGTAATAAATAAAATCAGCCTCTCCATTCTTCATTGTAGCAATATCAACCGCATTACGGCAATAATCTGTGAACGAACTTGTGTCATTCAATAAATCCATTTTAATCATCTCCTTTTAATTATATGTTAAATATAAAATGTTGAAACGTCAACCTTTTCTATTAGTGTACTTTTCGAGTTAAATAATTTCCGAATTTATCGACTTCTGTCATGTCATACCTATCTCCATTTTTTTTAGAATAATCGCCGATATTTTTCGTGTGCCATAAAGTTATACCATTATCAAATACACGTTTTATTTTTTCTAAATCGCTTGGGTCTATTCCATCACCGCTAATATTACACTTGACAGTCTGAATATAATTCCACAAAAATTTAGAATGTAAGTTAGGGTAATCAATAACATTTGTTGCATAACCGCGCATATCCCATATTTTGTTTAATCTATCTAAATATTCATCTGTTGGTCTATATGCGTATATAACAAATGTGTTAAGATCTAGAGATAATATTCTCATTAAGTCGTTACTGCCTGTAACAATACTGTCGGCAGTTGCTTGTGCGTCATGGATTTTAGCATTATATGTATCAATTGCGTTTTGAATGTTTGTTTGATTTTGATAACGTGTTGTTAACTCTCTTAATTGGTTGCTAATTGCGGTTGATTGCGTACTAGCACTAGCTTGTGCATTTGCATTAGCAAGGGCATTTGCGTTTTGTAGATTTGTCTGTTTAGTATTAATTTGATTTTGCATTGCCGTTTGTGTCATGCCTAAACCAGCTCCAACTAAACTACCAACCGCACCACCAATATTACCGGTTAACGCGCTAGCGATTCCGCCACTTAATCCACCAATTGCGCTAACACTAGCATTAATCATGTTAGATTTGTTATGTAAATCATTCAAACTACTAGCTAAATTTGTATTTCTTCCGACAGTACTTAAATTTAAATTATTTTGAATACTTGTTTGTGCGCTCATTGCATTACCTGTTGCACTTGCAATTGCTGAGGCTGTTTCATTACTACGTCTAATGTTTGATAATCCTACATTCATAGAGTTTCGTGATGATTGCATTAACATAGCTGTGGTATCGTTTATAATTGGTATTGATAGCTCATATGAACTTTCAAAAGAATTATCCATATTTATAAGTGTAGATTTTCCAATTTCGTCATAAGTTTTATAATTCTTAGGAATAATATTAATTTTGCTAGATGATGGGTTTCCAACCATCATAAATTTAATGTCATAAGGATCATTCCATAATTCATTTTTAAATATTTTATTAACGCCATTATTATTACTAATCATTAAATAACTATATGGATATGAGTATAATTTACTGTTACTATTATACCCTATAAATGCCTCTATACTTCTACCTAAATCATATACGGGATATTCATCATCATTATTAAGATACATATTATTCATTGTGCTACTTAGAATTTTAATACAATCAATATCACCTTCATGAACTCCATTAAAGTTATGTGATACTACACTTAATACACCATCAACAACTTTTAAACCAGGGATAGAATCCGTGACTATAATACTAACACATTTTCCTACTAGTTTTTCATTCTTACGGATGTGGTCTAATGTTACGCTTAATCCGGTAAGTTTTGTGTAGCTGTTACCACTCACACCGTTTCGTATTGTTTTAACATCAGTTCCATTATGTTTCGAAAAGGGAAATATGTAATAATTTAATGGTGATGGTGTTCCAGCCTGCCCACTCGTATAACTATCATTCCCAGCAAAATCACATGTCATTGCTATAACCGCAAATGAGTAGTTTTCCATAGGATTAACAATTGCTTGATTTGTTGATACTAAATCAGTACCCAATTCAATATTTTCATGTTGTGTGTTAATACATGGACGTCTACGGTTATCAATACTTTCATCAATATACCATTGTGGCCTATGTTCATATGATATAAAACTTGGAAGAAAATTTTTTTCGATCTCAAACCGCCATGTTTGAATTACATCCGTTTCAAAAGAAATACTAGTTGCATTATCGTTTAAATAGCCTAAACTAGTAATAAAGCAGTAAATCCATTTTGATTTGTTACCTGTATCCCCATTCTGATAAATTAAATAATTGTATAAACGTAAATCATCATATAAACCTGGTACAACTACTGTACCATCCTTTCTTTGATACGTGTAATTTTCAAAAACAATATGATCATAATTATCCATAAAGAAATTAAATTGTTCATCTGATGTACTAAATGCACCCCAAAATGTATTATTCATTGCGTCAATTTCTAAGCCTTTCAATAAATAAATTTTAGATTGTGGCGTAAATTGACTATTTACAACTCCTATACTCATCTTAATCATCTCCTTTTATTTTATCTTATTAAAAAATAGTTGAAACTTCAACTATTTATTTATCTTTAATATAATCATAAATTTCTCGCGCTTTCGTTCCTCTAATTGGTTGATTAGGGTCGGCTGGTCTTTCATAATTTGCTAAAAACTCTATGGCTAATGTGTAAGGGTCGGCAGTTGATTTTGAAAAACTAGCAAAACTTTCGGGGTAGGTAGCTGTAGCTATCCATTGTGCTCCGTTTTCCATTTCCCATTGTATTCTCTCGCACTCACCAAATCCAAACTTAGACACATCCGGATAATACCCTTTATCTTTTAACCAGTTGATAATATTGGTCCAAGGCGTCCACTGAACTAAACCATACCCCCTAGACGCAACCGGTTGCGCAAAAGGTATATCACCCTCCCACCTATTCGGATTAACTGTACTTTCAAAATAAGCGTTTCCTAACATACCCGCAACCGCGTTTGCGGTCCATCCCTTAGCTTTAAAAAATTGCCAAAATGCAATCCAATTGTTTTTAGACTCATCTTCGGTTAACGCTCTTGTGTTATTAATATCACCAGGAATAATCCACTTTCCTGTTGGCATTGGTGGTTCGGGTTTGATCTCTTCTTTTGTTTTATAAAAACCAAAATCAATACCTAAACCGTCTAACATGAAATAATGTTTAATATATTTGTATTGGGGCTCAGGTGCTGGCGGTTGACCACCCTCAAATGTTTTCCACTGTTGTCCGTATCCGTTAACAATATTTGTATCATTTACATAAAATACTTCCGTTGGTAGAACTGAACCACTTAACGCATAACATTGATTACCATATCTGCATGTAACACCATAATAAACTAATCCGGCGTTCTGTGTGAAAGTTTGATCAATGTGACAATGATCGCCTGTAGCGTAACCGGCTTCACCCGTGTGATAAATCAAATCACCTTGCGCATACCTTGTTGCTGTCGGTGGGTTCGGGTCGTGAGTAAAACTCACAGTTACATAACTTAATCCGTTTGGTGTCCATACTGGATTATCAGAACTATATGCACGTGTATTACCTACACTATCACTATATGATAAATGACAAGTAAAAGGAGCGTAAACGGGTACACGCACTTGTCCACTGATTGCATTATCGAAAGGATGTCCACAGCAATGTGACTCGGCTGTAGGGCTTGACCATTGTGTGATGTTCATTGTTTCCATAGGAAACAAACACACTTCATGCCCATCATGCACTAATTTTTGTCCGGCTCTCATAAATTCAACTCCTCCTCTAATATTGTTAACTCCTGTAGCTTACGTTTACAAATGTTATAGCGCTCATAATCTACATCTTTTAAAATGTGCATGCATTGCATGTAAAACTCAATATAAAAATAAACGCTTAATCCTTCCGGCAAATTATATGGAATATCTTCAGGCTTTTTCATTTTATATATACTATTATATTCACATTCTTTTTTCATGTTTACCTCCTAAAAAGAATAGCAAGTATTAAATACTTGCTAACTTACACGCTTCCAAAAATATACAACATAATATGGTTGCATTAAAGATGTTTTTTCAGCTTTTCCATTATCATTTCCATGTGAGTGTACACCAATTATTGACCCATTTTGCTGTAATAACGCACCATAATCAATAAATGATAATTCTTGCTTTGTTAACAAATGTTTATATTCACCACCAATATCATTTACATTAAAAGTCTGTGTATTTGTTCCGTCACTTCCGGAACCAACACCAACAAGTGTCCTACCTTGTGCAAATGGCTCCCAAACACCTTTTAAAAATTCTGTAGGATTATTACCACTTAAATTAATATACACAGACCCAACGGGATAAATAGAATCTAGAGTGGTATTAATTAACTCTGTCAATTCTTCTTTAGTTGTTGTAAATTTTGTGTTTGTTTCTTCTTTAAAAGTATTGAAGTCTGATTGATTTTGAGAAATTGTTGTATTGGTTTCACTCTTAAAAGTTGCTAAATCAGTACTAACATCATTAATTTTAGTATTTATTACGTTCTCTTTTTCTTGCCAGTCTTGATTAAACTGATCTTGTATGATTCCTTCAATTTCAGTGTCTAACTGTGTTTTATTTTTTTGCTATTCAATATTAAATTGTTCTGTTGTAACTTGTTTAGCTACATTAATAAATTCTTGTAGTTGAGAATCTACTACATCATTCCACTGTACTACTACATCATCAACAGCTTTTATCACCCATTCAATATATCCTTGCAATTGATTAATACATTGGTATATATTCATACCCGTATTAAATGCACTTACATATTGTTGAGCTAGATTTTTACCGCTTAATTTTAACTCACTGTATTTTGGTAAAATACTTTGTAGTTTATCATCATCAATAACACCCATTTTACTTACCTCCATTATACCCAATTAATTCTTTTAGTTTGTCCGGTAAAATATCGGGGTTAATTTTAGAAATGTTCTCAATAATACTGACAACTTCTGTAATAACCGCATAAGTACAAATCACCGGCACTAGGTCTACACCAAAAGGTAAATTCAATAAATTTTCAGCATAATTAATTAATACGCCTAATGTGTAACAGAAAACAAATCCAACTTTTTTAAATAGTCCATCTCTCAGTTTACTAGATTTTATTTGTTCGCCAGCTCTAATTGCTCCAACAATTCCAGTAATAAGATCCAAACCATTAAAAACCAATGCTACTAGAATAATTTTCATTTTAATCACCTCTTTCTTTTTCTATCATAATAAAAAATAGTTGAATGTTCAACTAATTTTAAATAAAAAGAAAAAAGAGTTAAATTAATAACTCTTTTTCCTAAGTTGCAATTTACCTAAATAGAAAGGAGGGTTCATGTCCTACTCATGACACCTATATTATAACAGAACTATACGTTATAAACAACCTTAATATCACATTTAACATCAGAATTTGTGTCTTTAATTGTTACAGTTGCTAAGTTTTCCTCTGTAATACCAGTTAAACCCTTAATCACAACATGTCTTAAATCCTCTGTTAAATTTGCACTTACCACAGTACTATCACTCGATGTAGCAGTTAACTTAATAGGAGCATTTAAACCATTAGTTTGTACTGTAAATGACACTGTAACAGATTTATCTTTTTTAACATAAACAACTTGAGGGTTGGCGTAAATCGCTGTAACTTTTTCATCAACGTTACCTGAAACAAATGCAATTGCGTTAGCGAAACGACTTGTCGCGATACCTTCCCAGTGGTGAAGAAAATAATTCCAATATAAGCCTTTCGCGTTATAAGCAACACCAACACTATATTTCTGATCAAATACACGATAGATTTCACTATCAACAACTAACGCTTCAATAGTACCTTGTGATGTACTTGGCAATGTTGGTAAAACTAATACGTGTGCTTTAAATTCAGCAAATTCTAACTGGAATGTCTGAGCTAACCAATCAATGTTTAAATAACTGTTTGACTTACCATTAAGAATGACATAGATATCCTCATAGTCATTTTGCTTTGTGACTGCCATAGCATTATATTCATTAGTAGGCTCAGTTAAATAAGATACATATTCCGTAATTTTACGCGCTAGTTCTTTAGCTGTGTCCGTATCAGTAACAGCACTTGTTTTAACGATTTTCATTAATCCATTTTCATAATGTGTAACTAAAGCACTTTTCATATAGTTATAATCATCTTTGTTGTCTCCATTGTACATTGAATCAACAATACGAGCGATTAAACTATTTACTCCATCCCAGCTAACAAAATACTTGCGCATATCATCATCTGTAATTGTTGCTGGGTAATATGACTTACGGTTAACAACATAAAATGCTGTTTTAATATCCGGCAACTCACGTTTAAATAATGTGTTTTCCGCGTCGGCTTGATCGTAAGCATGCTCTTTTGCACACTCAACAAAATATTCTTCCATTGTATAGCCTAAAGCCATATTTTCCATTTTAAATGGAGCTAACTTATTTGTTAGGATATTTCGGTGCGCGATCACTCGACCGATTCTAGTTGCTAAATTCATGAATTCAACACCTAAAGTATCAGGATATTCTAATAATCCATTCATAAATTCTAATGATGAAACTTCATTAGGATCTCCAATTGTCGATTGGAAATTTGGAGAAGATACACGATACATTGCACTAGCGACTTCCTGGCCTGTTGGTTGTGTTTCCAATCCTAAATCTGTTTGAATTGCTTTTGCAACGTCTTTTCCTGTTGTTCTTGACATATATAATCACCTCTTTCATTTTAAATGCCTAATTTTCTTAAATCCATTGGATGTTTCTGTTTCTGTTTTTCATCTCCGGAACTTTCAACACCAATTTGCATGAATAATTTACTGTTAGCCTCTGTCAAAGAATTATTCTTTTCAACTAATTTTGTGTTTTCAGCTTTTAAATCGTCTAATTCTTTGAAGTTTTTTTCAACTTCCGCTCGCATGTCATTTAACATAGTCGAGCGTTCCGCTTGATCTTCAACTGTCAATACTTCCGTAAATTTACCTCTCAATTCATCACGTTCCATTTTTTACACATCCCTTCTATCTATAAATATATGATATTAATAATGTAAAGTCAATATAAAATAAAACCCTCTTTTAAGAGGGTTTTATAAATATAGGTTGTAAAGTTTAAAGTGTTACCAGCTAGATTACTATGCCTAATTATGTTGTTAGCACGTTTCACCGTGAGTAGACCTAACATACATGTCTGATTTCCGATCTTTATTCCTTACATATTAATAATAGCATGTTATTTTATTTTTTCAAATCTTCTTTAATTTTATCTTTAACATATTGACTAAATTTTTTATTTTTTAATAAACCTTCAATATAATCAACAACTTCAACTTCATCTTTATTAACGCATACACAATACTTATTAACATGATCTCGATACCATTTATTCCGGTTTTCTTTAGATTTTTCATTAATCATTATTATCACCTTCTTTAGTCCATGCTAACGGTTTTCCTAATATATATGTGTGGACAAATTCATTTGTTTCATGGTTGACAATACTCCAGCCGTCTTTTAAATATTCATTCAGTGCGTCTATATCTTTTCGATACGCACTATAATCATAATCTTTTATACTTCTCACAATGACAACTTTATTTTTCAATGGAGGACTTCCAAACATAATTTCATTAAATTCTTTTAATCTTTTATCACACTCTTCAAATATCCCACCATTTTCATAAGTTAACATCTGACATTGTAGTCTATCAACATCTTTTCGTAAGGTTTTATTTTCATTCCGTAAATGAGTATAACTATAATCCATAACCAAACCAACGAAAACAACAAGAACTATATTTAACAATAAATTCATAAATATCACTCCTTTATAATCCAAACAAATATCAATATCATTCCTATCGCGTATACAGTAAATAGAAATGTTACACTTAGACAACATAAAGCCATAATTAAATACTTTATTATAACACTTAAAACACTTATCACTTTATTAACCTCCTTACCTACTTTTAATGCTGAATTGTCTATCAACTAACACAATGCCACCAGGTACGTGTGTCTTTTTCAAACAATCATTTATAACATTGCCAACTCTAAAGTTATCATATGTTACATTCTGTTTGGCTTTTTCCGTCATACCAGCGCACTTAACATTCAAATAATAACAGACTCCATCACGGATGTAATAAAGATTATCTTTACAATCATTTTCATCTATGTATTCTTGCTGGTGCTCCACATATTCCTTATAGCTGATTTCAATTTCTTCCACATAAGACTTAGCCCCAATAAAATAAGATCTATTAAATATGGATTCTAGACCCCAATATCCCAATTCTTTATCGTCGATAATATCTTTAATTGCGTCCGGTATTTCAGTTCCTACTAAGTGTATTGAATCCGTGTCAATATAAGCAACTCTATGAATACCTACCTTTTGAGCTGTACTTATCGTATATTTACGCGCGTATGCGGTAACAAATTCACCATACGGAAGATAAATAGGATCGCGAAATTGCTCGTCGATAACCTCTTTCACTTCTCCATTTTCAAAAGTTGTAAACATAGGATCGTGCAAACGTAAAACACCATCATCCTTATCAATAAATGGAATTTTAGGTGTAACGTTTGGATTGGTTGCAAACTTACCATAAACCGAATTTAATTGTCTTTTAGCGATAAACCTTTGCGCACCTTTTGAATTTTTCTTAACTTCCATTTGCTCATCTATAAACTGACGTGCGATTCCAACACAACCTTTAAATTTATAACCATTAATAAACTCAACATCGTAAACGTCGTATTGTTCGTTAAATAATTCCCAATCAACACTCGTCACAGTCATTCGTACAATATCACCATTTGAGCTTTCAACATATTTTTTACTTCCAAAAAACCTGCTGAACTTATCCAACGATATGCACGGGATATGATCTTTTTTAATATCAAAAGCAAAACTTATAACACCAACCCATAAAGGATATTCATCATCATGTTGATATTCACCCTCAAAATAAACAGGAGTTTCATAAGGCAATAATTCATAATACATTCGACTAGGAAACAACGAATTTACATCAAAAACAATACCATGACCGATTTCTTTTTCTTTTAGTTCCTGATTAGCCCAAACGAATCCACCAGCATATGCCGGTCTTAAATCACTATCAACAATCATATCTAGAGGCGGAAATATCTTTTCAAACGACATAGGTAGTGTTTTCTTAAATGCGTCAAAACTACAGCTAGTAGCTGTCATTTTATTAAATCCAAGTTTGAAACACTCATTTAATGCCATACCTTCAATATCAATATCATTGAAAAGATAATCAACTTCATGTGGAGTTAGCTCGTGTCCTTTTTCACGCTTAGCTTTATAATCTAACTTCAACTTTCTAATTGGTAAATTGAAGTCATGGGCTATTTTTTCGATACTGAAAGGGATTAACTTAAACGAATCCCATATAGTTGTCTTTATAGATCTATAAATCGAATACTCCCACCAAATTTCGATGGAATACCATAATCCAGTATTTGATATAATTGTTTTAAAGCATTTAGTTTTAGGTTTATCTGAATATACATATCCATTACCCAAAAGCCAGCTCACAATAAACTCACCGTCAAAAGCAAGGTTATGAAAATATAACTTCCTCGATTTTTGTTGACACCATTCAATGAAACCATCTATGGTATTCCCATATTCTTTTATGGTCGAATCGCTTACAAAACTTGCGCCCCATGCCCAAACACGACAGTCTAAAGGATCTGTAGTTGTCTCAAAATCACATGCCCAAACTTCTTTAGGACCTTTATTTTTTGACATACTACAACCCCCTTTACATTATTCTTTGTATGTAACAATTCCATCTTTGACATAAGCACGTCCGGTAAACACCGCCAAACTATCTCTTACATCACTTAAATCTTCCCTGATAGCCTTGCTTAACTGCTCATTTACAAATTTTTGATTTTCTGTGTATTCACGACTTAAATCAAGATATTTAAATGTATCTATCGCTTTTCGTTCTTGATATATCCATTTAAGCAATTCTTTATCCGATAACGATTCCATATCTTTTAAAATTTGTTGTCCTTCTTCTTCTGTTATGTTATGCCCTCGAATTTGTTTACCGATAGCAGTTTTATAATTTTTTCGAAACGTGGTGATTTTTTTATTTTTCTTCTTAGTATTCTCTTTTAAACTTTCAATTCTATTATCTAATTGTTTAGGATAACGATATGTTTGAATATTAACATGATGTACCGGTTCAAAAAAGCCTCCTCTATCATCTCTTAATACAGATAAAGACTGCCTAACAGAAACACCCGTTAAAATACCGCCTTTTGTTTCCTTTAATTTATTTAAACCTACAGTTCGTATTAATTTCTTTTTCTGTTTATTCTGTTTATCTATCAATTTATTTGCTACTTCAACGTCATTTCGGTTGAAAACAACGCCGTATTGATTTTTAATATATCTATTTTCTTTGTTAAATCGCTCAATTGATTTTAAATATTTATTAAATTCCTTACGATCATTAAAATCTTTTATGGTACGAATATCCGTAAATACAACATCCTGCCCCATGTTTTGCGCTCTTGTGGCAGTTCGCTTAGCACTTGCAATTGCATTTCTAAGTCGCTTAACATCTTTTGTTGACTTTCTCATTTTAGCCAATTTAAACACCCCCTTTTAAGTCAAAAATAAAAGGGTGTTTGGCTAACACCCTTGATTAGGCTATTTAACAGCCATGCTTAAATATTTATTTGAACTTGAGTTTGATTTTTTCTGAATGATTGTCACACATACCGGTTGTTTCGTCCAATCATAGTTAAATACCTGCTTTAATTGTTTCAATGCTTGAAGGAATGGTTTACTGTTAGTTGCATAAGCTTTTCCATCCTTATCAATTACAGTGATTAGTTTAGAACAAATAATTTCACCTGTTTTTTCATTTTCCTTTTCAACATCCTGTACAATAAAGCCTGTTAAATATAAATCTTTGCCAACTTGGTCCGATAGACCTTCGGCATTATTCACTGCATTGAATAAGTTCACACGTTGTTCATATGTCATATCATCAGTTACCACTAATCCATTGTTTTCCATTGCTACTACATCATTTGTTAAATTTTCCATTTTAATTTTCTCCTTTAAATTCTTAACTATTGCTTTTCTAATTAAATTATTTTACGTTGTTTAACATTGAATAAGCATAACATAACAACCTACCTTCGCTTTTTAATGTGAAGTCATAACACAATTAATATTTTACATGTCGCACCTCCATTAAATTATCAATTTGTATATTTATTAATATAAACCATGTAACTAACATTATAATTAATAGTATAATGAAATTTATGTATCTGTTTGATACTTTATAGTACTTAAAGTTTCCTTTGCAATGTTGATAAACTTGGTAAACAGATAATACCACCCAAATTATGAAACTTGCAAGTATTAAATTACTGTACATAGCTGTATCCTTTTCTTTCATTTTCTTGAACCATATCATTAAATGAGACAGAACCAAGGAAAACCTTCCTTTTAAACATTGTTAAAGTCTCATATTTAAATGAATACGACGCTATAATACTTTTCGAGTTTAGTTTACAAATATCCATTCGTATTAAATGATGTCTTTGGTATACCAGGTGAAACGCTAATTTATAATTACATAAATACGTCTCAACAACATCCACAACCTTTTCAATATTATCCATAGTTAAATCACTCGGATAATGACCATGTTTATAAATTCTAGACATGCTTATCACCTCACTTCTTTATAATAACATATCACATAATTTATTATATGTGCCTTTTTTAGAACCACCATAAAATCTTTGTTCAACGTGTGTCATTTTCTTTGTCCCTCTTTTCTTTACACCTATAGTATAGCACAAGTATTCTAGAATACAAGTGTTTTTGTAATTTCACATAATCCACTACGTGACCTGGTGGGTCATTGTTTCACGTGGAACATTGTTGTGTGGTGTAGCGCATGTTGATTGTGTCCGCGTATGGTGTTAGGTTAGGCTAACTATTACCATGTGAGACTGGTTGTGTTAGACAAGACTAACTAGAACTATGTAAGGTTGGTTGTATGGTGCACAGTTAGACATAACTAACTAAGACCATGTTAGATTATGTAGTGTTAGGTGGTTTGATGTGTGTTCGTCCACTGTGAACATATGTTCAACAATGGGGAACAATGTTATGATGACACTCTTTAGATCGGAAGAGCACACGTCTGAACTCCAGTCACATTCCTTTATCTCGTA